TGGTTGCTACACTGTTCCCGTTGGCTTCTCTTACACCCTGGGTGTAGCTAAGGACAATGAGGTATAGGCCTACAGGAGCCATCAATTAATGTGCAGCGCATGAATGAATTTATTGATGAAGCAGCACGATTAGAAAACGTTCTAATCTCTACGGATTATACGTCATATGACAGCACACTTCCAGCATGGATGATGAATGATCAGGCTGTCGTGTACGCTTTGCTATATGAAGATGAGATCGTTAAGGACGCTATGTCTATGGTTGGTGTTTGTATATCACAGAAATTAGTATTCATGACGACAAGTGCAGATACGGCTGGCAAACCTTATGGAAATTTTAAGAATTGGTTAATGCGCAATATCAAAGGCGACAGTTCTTATGCTAACAAGCGTTGGCTTTCACAATTGACAGGTAAGCGTAATAAGAGCATACGAGGCAAGATTGATGAAGCTAACACAAAGTTAGATTATGTATGTAGATTATTCTATATATATCAAGGTTGGCTAATCTCAGGTGTAGTTTTCACTAACACTATTGGAAGTGATTGTTCACAAGAGTTAGCTAGATACCTAATACCGGCAGCTGCTGTTAGTCTCAAGCTTATACCGAGCTTTAGCTACGGCGCACCAGCTATTACAAGCGGTGACGATACTGTGGCATCTTGGCCTAAGCAACTTTACGACTCAGTGGGCTATCATGGAGTGTTAGATATCATAGAGAAGGCTGCAGATGTATTTCACGTACTCATAAAGAAAGCCAAACAGCTAGAGGTCAAGTATAAAGGCTATCCATTGGTAGACTTTCTGCAAGAGGCGTATGTGCAAGTCAACGACATAGGCAATCAAAAGCCATATAAGAAGTTCTTAAGGCAGGCACCATCCCTACCTTATAAAGAGAGATTCTCTAAGTTGTATCTCATCTTGCAATGGATTATAGTATGGGGCAAATTGGATTCCGCGTTATGCGAAGAGAATATTGATTTTGCTGCGCGCGTCATGTCTTATGCCGGAAGGTTTATGCAGTCCCAAGCCAAGAAACTAGGTTATACACCTTACATCCCGAGTGCCATGTATAATAGCAGGTCTAAGCTATACTGGAACCCACAATACGCGATTAATGAATCTGTTTTCGCGGGGATGGAACAACTAATTGGCCTGGTTAAAACTTATAAGGGTC